CCTATGCCTACGTTACCTGAACCATCAATCCTCATTTTTTCAGTAGTACCCGACTTAAAAGCAATACCGCTTGAACCATTAAGGCTTGACACTACTGCCCTAGTTGTACCACCTTCATATAAATGTAATTCACTTGCACCACTTGATGACCTTAAAGATAAAACTTCTCCACTTCCACCAACAGTTAAAGTTCCATATTTAGCTCCAGTAGAGATACTAACTTTAGAATTAGTAGTATCAACAATAAAGACATCTCCACCATCATCATTCTTGCGTACTAATAATGCTTCTGTGTTGGTGACATCAATAGTTGATGTGCCTTGTATAACTTCATCTACACTAAGAGATATTCCACCTTGTACTTCTAAGTCTCCTGTGATTGTAACATCGCCATCCATTTCCCCACCATTACCGAGGTTTTTTATGGCACTTTGTCCCATTGATCCAAACATCTTAAATCTCCACTATTCTAACAGAACCAGTAGTAGTAGATGTGCTGTTATAATTAAAATATATTGTCATCCCTAGCCCTCTAGGAACTGTAAGAAAAAAGTTTGTGTTTGCTGGTATTAAAAGATCATTACTTGCATTTACATTTGTTTCCGATGTTGTAAAGTTGTAGTAAAGCTCTACGGCACTATATACTCCAAGTGTTCCTGTAGAACCAAGTAATGATTTATGTGTTGTGTTTGCAACATCTGCTGAACTTCCTGCTGTTCCTGCTGTTGCTACTGTCCATTGACCACCACTAGTAGTGTTAAGTGCTTCTTGGACTGAATATGTATGTAGGTCTGCCATTTTTTCTTCCTCTCTAAGCTAATGACTAAAGCGTGAACGAGATCGTCTTAGTCTTTATTTCTTTTTCTTTTTCACTTTTTTAACAAGTTTTTTTGCAACTGACTTTACAGTCTTTTTCTTAAATGGGGAATAGTCGTTCTCACTCATTATACGAATATAGCCTTTAGCTTTTAATTCGTCTAATTTTTCAGGATGCCGTTTAAGTAGCTCATCCTCAAGTCTTTCTATTCTTCCATTTTTAAACCAATATTGCATAAAATCTCCAATCTAATGGGGGCAGGAATAAACCTACCCCCAATTAAAACTAGGTTACTAGTCTACGTTAGTAAACTTAACACCTTTCTTATTATCAGAATCATCAATCAATTTAACTCCATATAATAAATCAGATACAACTTTTGTACCTAAAGCATCAACAGAATACTCTGACTGAACCCTTACTTCTTGCTGTGAAGCAAAAACGCAAGCTGATTTATGAAAGATTGCACCTGAAATTACAGAACTTGTACCAGCAGTTGAAACTGTATTGCTCATATATACGTCGATTCCATATAATGATCCAACCATTCCCGATCTTAGTCCACGATTTCCTTCACCGACAGCATCATTACGAATGAAATACTGTGCTATACCAGCAGATGGGTTAAGTATATCTGCAAATAAAGTTGGATTAACAACCATAGCACATTCACCATCCATGTAAGGAATGTCTGCTTCACCTAATGTAGCAAGAGCAGATTCAAATACAGATGCAGTTAATGTATCATCAGCAGATAATGCCTGAGAAGCATTTAGTCCATCTAACTCACCCCAAATATCAGTATCTACCTGACGAGCCAAAGCTTCACCCATCATTCTTGAATACTTAGCTACTAAATCAGCCTCAGACTGAATCAAAGCTACATCTTCAAATAACTTTGCAACATACTTGTGCTTGTTAATTGATAGCTGAGTTGTAGTGGTTGCAGTTGCATCATAGGATACATCTGATCCTGCTGATTTATCTGAAGCACTAATTAAACTCATTTCTGGAATGTTAATTGCATCTCCATAGCCTTTTGATCCAACTAATGCTGAATAGTCATCTACTAAACCTCTGAATACACTTTTCCTTTCAAAGTATTTATAGATACCATCTGCCCAAATTTCTGGGATAAAATGCTGATCTGTTGTAGTAGTTACTGGACTACCTTGATAATGTTTCGCCATTTAAGTTACCTTTTAATGTATGAATCTAGTATTGCTTGCCAATTACTTCTTCGTTGTTCATCTGGCATAGCTACCCAATCAGAAGGCGTACCTGAAGGCACAGTCCCTTTTCTATCTGGTGGGTTTTGTTTTTCTACTTCAGAAAATTCTTCAACGATGTTTAGAAGTATATCAGTATCAACACTAGCAAATTTTTCTCTTTTAGATTCAGGAAGTCTAGCTAAAGCTGTTTCACGAAGTCTATTGTCCATATCTTCCCATTTTTCTTTATAACCTTTATAGGAATCTACTTCTTTTACTAGCTCAGAGTTTAACTCTTGCCATTTTTCTTCTTCTTGTAGCTTTGCTCTTCTTTGATCTTCCTCTTTTGTTGCAAAGGCTTTCATCTGATCTCGTAAATCATTACGTTCAGTTATTACTTCATTAAGCCTCGTTAGCGGTACATTGTGTGCGTCTTGTGTGACGGATTCCTGTTTTACATCTGGCTCGATGTTTTGTTCTTCGGACATTTTTACCTCTTAAGTGAGTTGGTTAATTGCAAGAATAAACCTTGCATTAAATAGATAGTATAATGTAAGTTATAAAAGTAATCTAATGCAAGAAAAAAATTACGAATTTAAAAGAAAATGGTTTGACTATCTAGGATACGAACCACACAATGGGCAATTAGCACTTCATTACCCCCAGAAACAGGATGCTAGATTTCAAGTAGTAGTCTGTGGAAGAAGATTTGGGAAAACTTGGGCAAGTGCTATGGAGGCAACCTTTGTTGCATCTCAGCCTAATAAACGTATTTGGCTTGTAGGAATGTCCTACAGAAAAGCTAGATTAATATTTAGAGAAGTGTGGCAACGAATGGTTATAGGTCATGGAGAAGATGTAGATAAAGCATCTGAAAAAGATATGTACATCCGTTTTAAATGGGGTACTACTGTTGAGGGAATGTCGGCAGATAATCCAGATTCTCTTGTGGGTGAGGGCTGTGACCTCTTGGTTATAGATGAGGTAGCCAAGATGAATAAAAAGATTTGGGATATGTATTTATCTCCAACAGTTGCAGGAAGAAAAGGAAAAGTTATTTTTATTACAACTCCAGAAGGAAGAAACTGGATATACGATTTGTTTAAACTAGGAGCAAATGATCCGTTATGGTCAAGCCATACATCTCCATCTTGGGTAAACCAGTATGAGTTTCCAAAAGGGTTAGATGATCCTGCTATTATAGAAAGAAAAAGAAATATGTCAAAAGAACTATTTGGTCAAGAGTTTGGGGCAGAGTTCTCTGTATTTGAGGGAAAGGTTTGGGATTTTCATAGAGATGAAGATGTTGGAGATTTTCCGTATAATCCTAATCTGCCTACTTACTGTACTATTGACTTTGGCTATCGTATGCCTGCTGTAATGTTTTGTCAAACATACTGGGAAGATAATGTGGAGCATATTAGAGTATTTGACTCTATCTTGCATAAACAGAATATAAAGACAGAAGATTTAATTAAGATGATAAAGACTAAAGGTTATCCTGTAGCCAGTTACTATGGTGATCCTGCTGGAGCAAATGTACAAGGACAGAGTGGGGCAGGAGATATGGAAATATTTAGAAGAAGTGGGATTAAAGTAATATCGACTAGAGATCGGATGAGTAGAAATATCGTAGCTAGTGTTGCCTATACAAGAGGTTTTTTTGAAAGTGCTAATGGTGTAAGGAGAATCCATGTGGATAAAAGATGTGCAGATGTAATAGAAGATTTTGAGGAATATAGATACCCAGAAAGTGAAGATGGCAAACCAATTAAAGAAGAGCCTGTTAAGGATGGATACCACGATCATGGAAATGATGCCTTTAGGTATTTTATTATTAACAGATTCCCAATGAAAAACACAGAAATGAAAAGGATTCAAAGATGATCAATCAAATGATGAAAGATAAACTACTAGAAACAAAACTTATGATGTCTCATGGCAGGAGAAGTGAGATCAGAAAATATTTGGATTATTATTCAAGTACATCTACTGAAAGTTATATAAATAACTATTTTAGTGGTGATGCTTTTTCAGAAATCCCACCAAGTCTTACTAACTTTACAAGAAAATTTGTAAATAAAATTAGTAGAATATATAGTTTAGGTGCTAAAAGAAACGCTGGAGACATGACTGAGCGTTATGAGCTTCTAACTCCTACTAAAGATGTTAGGATGAAGCACTCAGAAAGAATGACTAGATTATTGGGAACTGTAGCTAATCGTATTCATTGGAGAGAAGGATCATTTGATTATAGACCTATATACTACTTCGAGACTTACTTTGGAGAAAATCCTTTTGTTCCAGAGGCTATTGTGTATCCATTGTTGAATAGTACGGCAGACTTAGCTAATGCCGA